CACGTCGAGGGGTGGTCGATCCGCCATGGGTCTACCCCCTCCCACGGCCCCTCTTACGCCCCCTTCGACCCCCCGTGTGACGCCCCCTCTGACGGGGGGTCTGACGGGGCGTGTCGGGAGCCCCTGACGGGGCCTGTCCACAGGATGTGGGCAAGCTGGGGAGCGTGGCCAGCGCATCGGGCTCGATGCCGATGCGTCGGAGCTGGGTGAGCGCCTTGGGGTGCATGACGACCTGGGTGGGCTGGGGCACCGAGTTGGCCTTCAGCGTGTCGATGGCCTCGCGGATCTCGGCGAGCGTCAGGCCATCATCCTCGACGAGCAGCTCGTGCGCCTCCTCGACGGTGGGATCGGGCTTCGGGTCGGGCACCCACTCGCCATGCAGCTCGGTGCGAGCCAGATCGTCTACCCCGACCACGACGTGGGGCGGACCGGCGGGGCCTCGCTCGGTCTTTCCTACGATGGCCGTGTGGTGCATGGCGATCGGGGGAAGTCGGGCAGCCCTGGGCTCGTCGTCCTCGGTGAGCAGGGCGTGTGCGGCCTCCTCGACGGCGACGCGGCCCGTCCCCCCGCACTCGGGGCACGCCTCGGGCGGGTCGCCGTAGGGGTTGTCCCAGGAAGCGTTCTCACCTCCTGCCGTGCCTCCCGTCGCGTCGCACCATGGGCAGGGGGCGTCAGTCGCCATCGAGCACCTCCGCACCGATCTCGCAGTTGATGGCGATGAACTCGACGGGCTCGGGTTGGAAGCGTTGTCGTCCTCGGTGAGCAGGTAGCCCGACGCGACGAGCGGCGTCACCTTGCCGGCGCCTTCACACAGCCCGCAGATGCGGCTCAGGCCGTCTCGCTTCGTGTAGGGCAGGCCGTCGCACCGGGGGCACGTCTCGACGTCCTCGGGGCCCGCTACGCGGCGGGGCGTGGATGGGGGGAGGTCCATGCCCAGTAGGTTACGCGGGATGGGGTAGACTGGTCCCATGGCCCTGATCGCGCAGATCTCGATCCTCATCGCCACGCCGTGCGTCTGGCACTTCGATGGCTTCGACTCGCCTGCGCTCGACCTCCTGCGCGACGAGAAGCCTCCCCGCATCCGGGGCGTGCTCTCGGTGCGCTTCGGCATCGTGCTCGGCTCGTTCGTCGAGGAATCGGAGCGGTCGCAGCGGGAGCGCCAGGCGGCTGCGGTCGTCCAGTTCTACCGGGACCAGGGCATCACCGCCCGCGACCTCCAGCGGATGGTCGCCTCGGACGTCACCCAGCGCCTGACCATCGGCACCATACGCAACCGGGCCGATGCCGACATCCCAGCCGGGTCGCGCGGCACCATCTCGCGGATGACCGGGCCGCTGCGGACCATCGACAACACGGTGGTCCCGAACGAGCCCCCGCCCTGATCGGCGGTCGGGGTAGTCGTCACTGCGGCCTCACTCTCGCTCACTGTGGCGAAGTGAAAAGCCCCGCGCGGCGTTGGCCGGCGGGGCTTCGTTGCGTCGATGGTCGGGCTCAGTCGGTGGTCATGCACTCGTAGTCCCAGACGCAACCGACCATCAGGCAGACGCGATCGAAGTCCATCTCGGGGTCGAAGTAGGGCTTGCCTACGAGGCCATCGAGCATCTCGTCGAGATCTTCGGGCCCTGCGTCGAACGGTGCGTGAGGGCACCAGCCACCGATGCCGTGCTTGCGGCACACGTCGAAGAACCGAGCGAGCCGCAGCTCGGCGTCCATGCAGACCTGGGCCTCGGTGAAGGTCATCGCGGCTCCTCCCCCCTGGCTCGGCGGATGGCCTTCTGGAGCTTCGCCGCCCAGTCGATCGGCGCGGGGTCGTCCTCGGTCAGTAGGGCGTGTGCGGCCTCCTCCTGGGTCATCGTGCCCTCGCCGTTGCACGTCTCGCAGGTGACGTGCATCGGGCCGTAGGGGTCGTTGCTGTTCGCCCGCACGCCCGCACCGTTGCAGACGGGGCAGGCGACGAGCCATGGGTTAGGCGTCGCTGTCATTGTCATCCTCCTCGATGGGCGGGCAGCCCTCGGGGCCCTCCCAGGGGCCGTAGTGTCGGAACGCACCCAGCATGGCGAGCGCTTCGTCGCGGGTGTAGCGGAAGCACTCGCTCGGGTCGATGCGGCCGACCGCGTAGTAGAGCGCCTTCGGCATCTCCAGGTGCCGTCCGTTGGCGACGTCGATGACCGTGGCGATCTCGACCTCGCGGCCTTCTACCTCGACCGTCTGGGCGACCTCGATCCAGGCATGGCCGAACGGGACGAACGGCGCCCGCTGGAGCGTCGGGCGACCGTGGACGAGGACCGCCCCCTCGGGGCACTCGACCCCGTGTGGGTGGCGGAACGCGGCGCGCAGCACCAGGAACTCGGCGGCGGCTTCGTAGCAATCTCCTCCGTCGTTCATCGCCTTACTCCTCCCCCTCGGTGAGCAACGCGGTAGCGGCCTTCGGCGACACGAACGCGGCGACCTCCAGGATGCGGCTCTCGGCGGGGATGCGGAAGAACCAGTAGTCAGGCTCCTTGCCGTACTGGTCCTCGTTGCCCTTCTCCTTGCGGGTCCATCGGACGAAGCCCCGCTTCTCCATCGCGGTCCAGGTAGACGCCTGCTTGCGCGACGGGGCGCGGACCCGCATCTCGCCCGTGTAGTCGGTGCCGTAGCCCTTCGTGACCCACTCGACCAGCTCGGCGATGGCCTCGCGCGTCTTGGGGGTCAGGCCCGCAACGACCTCGGCGATCGGCAGGTTCGGGTCGATGCGGCCGATGGGGCGCTCGAACATCTCCAGGGCGAGCGCGTACTGCCAGGCGCGGACCGAGATGCGGCGGATGTACGCCGAGCAGTATTCGCCATAGTCGCGGTCGCCGTCGCTGTGGCGCAGGTCGATCAGGCCGTCCTTCGCCAGCCCCTTGCATCCGTTGATGACCGCGGCCGACGTGCCGCGGCGGCTGGAGTAGCGCTTCTGGTAGCCGATGTCGAAGCCGCGCTCATCGGTCCATTTGCAGCGGCGCGTGTCCTCGATGTATTGCCGGTAGTGCTTGGCGATCTCGCGGAGCGCCTTCTGGCGACCGTTGCTGAGCCGGTGCGCGAAGTAGGCGGCCTCGATCCAGGACTCGCATGGCTCAGGCGCGCAGACGGTCGGGTCCGACTCGGACGACACGGCGCCGAGCTTCGCGGTGAACGTGTCGCCGGGCTCCAGTCGGAACACGCAGCGGACGGTGACGGTAGCGATGTCGGGGACGTCCGAGGCGGACACGCCGGCGTTGCGGGTCAGGGTGAAGTTGGTGGCGGTGAAGGTCATCGGTCGTTCTCCGTTCAGGCGTTGGCGGGGATGGTGTCGAGCAGGGTGGCGGCTCGGTCGAAGGCGTTACGGGCCAGGCGGCGCGTGGTCGCACTGGGGTGGGTCAGGTTCTCGTGCGCCTGTCGGGCGCGGTCGAGCATGACGTTGGCTTTGGCGATGCGGTAGGTGGCGGTGGTCATCGGTCGTTCTCCGTTCGGGTTGGGGTTGGGCTACGCGGCGCTCTTGGTCGTGACGAAGGCGACGCGGGGCTGGTTGGGGTTGAAGGGGCGCTCGATGAGGCACCCCGCGACCGAGGCGACCTCGGGCAGAACGCCCTTGGCGGTGATCCGCACGCCCTCGACCGCGGGCAGGCGGTCGGTCGTGAAGGCGACGGTGCGGCCGGTGATCGCGGCGATGTCCTCGACGCGGGCGGCCTTGCGGTTGAGCACGTAGAACGCGGCAACGGCCTGGCGAATCTCGCGGCGACGCCAGCCCTCTCGGAGCGCGCGTCCCATGGCCTTGCCTTCGTTGCGGGGGTCGGTGGCGGTGGTCGTCTCGGGCACGATGAGAGCTTCGCTCTACCCCGACCGTCCTGCAAGGGATTCGGTGAAAAAAACCAAAAAACTTGAACCCTGGATCACGCAAAGCGCGCAAAGGGGGAGATCTCGTCGAGATCTCCCCCGTGTGAGGTTCCACAACGCGCCCGCCTGCGGCCCCTGGCGCCCCGCTGCGCGGCTTCAGTCGTCGGCGACGAGCATGACCGGGGCGAGGATCTCGGCGGCCCTGTTGGCGTCGTAGGCCCGCCTGACGCGGCCCAGGGAGACGAGCCCGCAGCCGCGGCACACAGGGCACGAGTCAGGGTCGCGCGTCTCCGCGGGGTCGGGCGGGTAGCAGTCCTCGGGGCACGGGATCACGGTGCCGACCGCGGCGGACGGGTCACGCGGCACGCCGCGCCGAGCACACGTCTCGTCAGTCGGCACAGGGACGCCGTACTGGTTCGCGCAGTCGCCCTGGGCGTAGCCGGTGCTGTCCATGTCGCCGCCCACCCTCAGCCCTCCTCCGCGGCCTGGGTGCGCAGCTCTTCGAACAGGCAGGCGGTCGGGACGTGCAGCACCTTCTGGTAGACGTTGACCGACTTCCAGCCGGTGACCTGCTCGGCCCAGGCGTTGAGGCGCATGACGTCGCCCCCGTCTACCTCGACCTCGCGGTGGGACACGAGCGTGGCCTTGCCGACGATCTCGCCGTCGCTGTCCTCGATGGCCACCTCATCGCCCACGGCGATGAGCCCGGCCTTCATCATCCCGTTGACGTTGAGCTTCTTGCCTCCCTTCGACGGGGCCTTCGTGCTGACGAACGCCTCGACCATCGACCGCAGCTCGGCCATCTCGGCCTTGAGGGACGCGACCTCGTTCTCCAGGTCGGCGATGCGCTCGGCTTGCACCGCGGCCTCCATCGCCTCGGCCATCTCGCAGGCGCCGTCGTCGGTGGGCTCGTCATCGTAGTCGGGGTCGCCGATCTCGGTGCCGTCGCCCTTCGGCTCGGAGAACGCCCTGGCCAGCGCCTCCTCGGCGGGCAGCTCGGTGTCGAGCGCGGCGTCCAGCACCTTCGCCGAGTCCTCCCCCGTCCAGGGACGCTCATCGGCGGCGGGCTCCGGTGCGGCAAGCTGGGGGGCGTCGGGCACCTCGGCGAGCGGGGTGTCGGGGTGGTCCACGCCGTACTGGTCGAGCCAGGCGTCGAGCACATCGTCGGGGTCGCCGTTGCCGGGGATCTCGTAGGTGCCGTCGTTGTCGGGCGACACGAGCCCGACCTTGCGGATGCACGCCTCGGCCTCGGCGGGCGAGACGGAGAAGTAGGTCGCAACGTCGTGGATGGTGACTACCTGCACGTCGGCGACGTAATCGAGCAGGAGGCGGGCGCTGGGGGTTTCGTTCGTGGCGGTCATCGGTCGTTCTCCTTTCAGGTTGCGGGGCGCAGCACGACGATCCAGTAGCAACCAGGGATGGCTCGTCTCATGCGTGCCTCGGCTTCGTTGGCGTCGCGGGCCGTGATGGTCCGGCGATAGTTTCGCCCGTTGCGGATGGCTTCGACGGTGAACTTGGTCATGGCGGTCTTCGGCACGTCCTGAGTGTGCCCTGGAGCCCTGAGCCCTGCAAGGGATTCGGTGAAAAAAACCTAAATCGCCCAAGCGAGCCCATCCTTGGGCGCGTGTGGGCGAGCGATCCGCGCTTCAGCCCTCGCCGTCGCGGGGGTCGTGCCCCACCGCCTGGGCGCGGGCGCGGATCAGGTCGCAATAGGCCGGATCGCGCTCGACGGCGATGATCCGCAGGTCGAGCCCGTGGGCGGCGACGAGGGTAGAGCCCGAGCCGCCGAACGGCTCCAGCACGACGCCCCCCGGAGGGGACACGAGCCGCAGGAGCCAGCGCATCAGCTTCGTCGGCTTCACGGTCGGATGGAAGTTGGCCCTCGCCGCGGTCGGCTTCGCGGACGAGCCGAGCGACCCATCGAAGCTGCCCTGCAACGAGCCCGCGGCTCGCTTCGGCTGGTCCTCCAGCCCCGCGTCGCGCTCGGCCACCGATGGCTTCGGGCAGTGGTAGACGTTCGATGGGTAGCGCCCCTTCGTGCTCGACGCGGGCTTCCGAGCGGCGCCCATACCGGCGTGGGTGGTGTGCGGCTGGTTCGGCGAGGACACGTTGCGCGCGGGAAGGTCGAACTCGTCCTTCGGTCCTGGCCACGCAGGGTCGTCGCCTCGGTAGCGGCAGGCGTCGATGTTCAGCGCGCCCGTCCCATGCTTGCGGACGTTCTCGATGATGGACGGCTCGCTGATCGGCTTGCGTGCGAGGACGGCCGGCTCGGCGCAAGGCTTGAGGACCGTGTTCCAGCCAGCCCATGCCTTCGCCTCGGCGGTGATGGGGTCGTGCGCGTCGATGGGTCCCGTGGTGGGCAAGTCCTCCTGCCCCACCATCGCGCGGAAGCGTTTGGAGCGATGGCCCATCGCCTCGTTGTCTTTGTCGAACGCGATGGCGAGATCGAGCCCGTGGGGGAAGCCTTGCCACGTCAGCCAGTTGATCTGGTCGCGGATCTCGAAGCCGGCGTCCTCCAGCGAAACGGTGACGCGGTGGATCGTGCGGTTCGCCGAGAAAGCGATGATGTGCCCACCAGGCTTCAGCACGCGCAGACACTCGCGGGCCCAGGTGATGCCTGGGACGCCAGCGTCCCATGCCTTCCCGATGAGCCCGCCCTTCGGCCCGCTCTTGCCCGCAGCACGCAGCGCCTCGATGTCGTCCCACGTCCGTGCTCGCTTGTCGGGCGAGAGCCCGTAGGGCGGGTCGGTCACGATGGCGTCGATCGAGGCGTCGGGGAGCGCTCGCATGACGTCGAGGCAGTCGTCGCAGTGCAGCTCGTGCCGACCGATGCTGATCTTCTGGCCGGGCTGCGTCTCGGGCGGCTTCGTGTCGTCCAGGTCGGGGACGTCATCAGCGTTGTCGGGCAGCGGCGGAGGCTCGCCGGTCGGGGTATCGCCATCTCCCGCGTCCTCTTCCTCGCCGCCATCGTCGAGGTCGGGGATCTCGATGGAGTCGGTCCAGTCATCGTCGAGCCCCATCGCGTCGAAGTCGATGTCAGGGAACTCGACCTTCACCTCGTCGAGCACGTCGGGCGCGTTCGGCCCCCACTTGCTGTGCTCGGCGGTGCGGTTGTCGGCGAGCGCGTAGGCTTTCCCTCGGGCCTCCGTCTCCTCGACGATGACCGCAGCGACGTGCGACCAGCCCAGCTCCCTCGCGGCCATCAGGGTGCCGTTGCCTGCCTCTACCGCGACCAGCAGGCCCGTCTCCGGTTCGCGCCGCACCACGATGGGCTTGCGTTGCTTGAACGCGCCCAGACTGGCCTTCACCGCGTCGATGCTCCGCTGGTTGTGCTCGCGTGCGTTGTCGGGGTCCAACGAAAGCGCCCCAACCTCGATCGCAAGCGGTCGAAGCTGGGGCACGATGTAATCGAGATTCGATTCGTCGCCTGGCACTAGTCGAGGCTATCACGCCGTCGCCGTGATCGGCTGCGCTTCGGCTTCTCGACCTCCTCGGCGGGCTCGTCCCGCTTCGGCTTGCTCTCGGTGACCTCGACCTCGCGCGGCATCTCGGCCGCCTCGATCTTGTCGAGCGTCGAGATGTGCGCCTCGCTGGTCACCTCCTCGGGCCAGACGAGCCCGAGGATCTCGCGGCGGTTCACGACCTGGCACGAACGACCGACCTGGAGCTTCAGGCGTCCGTTCGCATCGGATGGGATGCGGATGGCCCGTGCTCCGTCCAGTCGGTAGACCTGGCCCATCCGGTCGATGAAGTGACCGGGGGCGCTGGGGATGGATCGTCGTTCGTTCGTGGTCGTCATCGTCTCTCGCTCCTATCGGAGCGGTGGGGTCAGAGCCCCAGCGCTCCAGTAACGGCGGCTCCGATCATCTTCGCCGCCTTGACTCCTAGCTTGCTGAGCGATGCGTAGAGCGCCGCTCGGCGGTTGGCGATCTTCGCCAGCTTCTTCGTGGTCGCGTCTCGGTACGCGGCCCAGTCCTCGTCGTTCATGCCCTCCGCGACCTTCCGCTTGGCCATGACGTGATCGCCTCGTTTCAACGACGCGAAGATGTCCTTGGCCTCCTCCTTGCCCAGCTCGATGATGGCCTCCTGGTTGTCCTTCCACCATCGCTCGGCCTCGCCGCGCAGGTCGTCGGCGATGCCCCTCCAGAGATCGGCGCCGAAGATCTCGCTCACTGGTCCGCCCCCGCTTCCTCGTCGTCTACCGTGACCGAGCAGGACTCGGCGCCCTTGCCCTTCAGGATGGCGTCGATGAGACACGCCTGATCGACCATCGCCTGAAGGTCGTCCTCGGTGCAGCGACCTTGGCCGAAGCCATCCGCCTTGCACGAGTCGGCGACCACCTGGGTCTGGACGTAGTGGTCCTCGGCCGGGGTGACGAGCGCCCGCTTCACGCACCCAGAGGGCACGAGCAGGGCGGCGACGAGCGTGATGTACGTGGCGCGCTTCATGCCCGTACACTGCATGGCCGTCGCTCGGGGCGCAAGTGTAAAAAACCGATTCGCCCTACGAGTGCGCCCAGGCAGCCACCAGGATCGCGTCTGCCTGGTCCTCGTGGGCCTTCGAGCCCTTCTCCACGTCGCCCTTGCGAGCGTACAGCGGGACGTCGAAGCGCTCCCGAGCCGCTCGGCACATCGCTGCCTTGTCGGCGTTCCCCTTGCCCGTCGCCCATTGTTTCAGGGTCGAGACGTTGACGATCGTGAACGGGTAGAGCCCGAACTCGGCGGCGGCGATCTCGGCGAGGGTTCGGACGCGCCAGTAGCTCGCGCTCGCCTTCGCGTACTTCGTGAAGGGCACGTCCTCGACGTAGATGCCGGTCACCTCGTCGGCCGTCAGCATCGCCGCTGCGCTGCTCGGCTCGAACGCACGGAACAGCCCGCGGACCCGATCGAGGTTCGTCAGCGGTCCGTCCTTCGTCGGCAGGTCGAGCACGCCGTACCCATGCAGCACGGTGTGATGGTGGTCGTCATCGAGTCGCGTCAGCGCCCAGCCGAGCGACGTGCCCACGTCGAGTCCCAGGATCACTTCTTCCCCTCCAGTCGCGCGATGAGCCGGTCCATCTGCTCCTCGCTGATCGGCTTCGTCGCGCTCATCCGGTAGTGCTTGTTCGCCCAGGACATCAGCGCCCAGAGCCCCTCGACCTCGCGCTCGTGTGCGAGGGGCCCCAGGCCACGCTGCTCGTACTCGGCGAGCGGCATGAAGTCCCAGCCAGCGGTGTTCATAAACACCACGTAGCGATGCCTTGCAGCGCGAGCACCCCGACCATCAGCAGCGCCGCCCTGAGCATCAGGGCGTCGTCGCTTGGTGGGGGGTGCGCTCTCATCGGACATCGGCGATCACGACTCACGATCGATCGTCCAGGCTTCGGCTACCCTCTCCGCCCATGCCCGTCGCTCGCGGAACGGGATGCGCTTCCCCAGGTCGCTCTTGTCGATGGGCGCGTGGCAGTCGTGCCCGCGCATCTTCAGCCGCCCGCAGATCGACTTCACGGTCCGCATCGTCGGGTTGGCGAAGCATCGTCTGGTGTCAGTCTCCGGGTCGCGGAAGCACTCCCACTGGCCAGCGTAGATGGCCTGCACCTCCAGGAGACTCCGCGCATGGTAGCGGGTCACCGCACGCCACATGATCGCGTGGGCAACGATGAACGACACCTCGGGCTGGCAGAACATCGGATCTTCGTCCTTGCCCGGCCACTTGTCGCGGTGCCATCGAAGCGAGAGCCCCATCGCGCCGAGGCCGTTCTCGTTGCGCCCCTTCGTGTGACGGACGCCAGAGCGCCCGCTCGACTCGCGGACCACCACGGCATCCACGAAGGCGCAGATGGCATCGGACGCACCCACCGCCTCGCAGGCGGCCTGGGCTCGGCTGCGCGTCTCATGGCGTGCCTCCTGCGTCCAGGTGTAGTGCCCGCCAACGGGCTCGCACTGGCCGACCTCGGCGACGGGGCGCTCGGGGTTGCCAAACAGCAGGAGCAAAAAAATCAGCTTCTCCATCCGAATAGCCTACACACGCTGGAGGGTGCCGTCGATGACGCGCAAGTGCTTGGATGCGACCGTTCGGAGCTGCTCCGCGGCGTCGTGAGCGACCACAACGACGCAGCGATCTTCGGCGAGTAGACGCAGCGCTTCCGCGACACGACCTCGCCCCTCGGCATCGAGGGCATCGAAGATCTCGTCAGCGAAGATGGTCGAGTGCTGCTCGCCGCGAGAGACTTCGGCGACCTCGGCGAGAGCGAAGCAGAGCGCGACATCGAGACGTCTACGCTCACCTCCGCTCGCGTTCAGGTAGCCGCGCTCGAAAGCAGCGGGCTCGTCATCTTCCGAGACGAGCATCGCCTCTGGCGTCATCTCGATCGAGAGCGCCACGCTGTCTTTGATCCCTCCCCGCTTCGTCTCGCCATACGGCTTCAGGTGCAGCCGCAGGCGGTTGTCGCAGATCCGTCCGAGCCATGCGTTGCCGGCTGCCTCGACCGCGCCGATGGTGCGGGACAGCAGCGCCGCGCGGACGCCCTTCGTGCTGAGCGTGCGTGCGACCGCATCGAACGTGCGCGCCTCGACCTCCGCGGCCTTGTACCGGGCCTCGGCGGCGGCCAGGTCGGTTCGCGTCTGCGCCAGCTCGGCCACGGCTGCCTGCCGCACCTCGTCGAGCCGGGCGATGCGGTCCAGCTCGCGCTGGGTCATCGACGCCTGGCGCTTCGCGTCCTCGATTCTGCGGATCTCGTCCTGGGCAGCGTCCAGCTCTGCCCGCAGATCTGCCATGTCGGTCCGCAGAGTCTCGATTTCTCTCTCGACCTCTTGCGTGATCTGCCGGGCCCGCTCTTCCGACTCTGCCACCAGGCGCTTCGCGGCCTCTTTCATCGTCTCGGGGATGGCCTGCCCGCACGTCGGGCACTCGTCGTGGTCGATGCGGCGGCGCTCGCGTTCAGCGGCGGCAGACTCTGCCACGGCGGCGGCCATGCGCCGGTCGGCCTCGCGGATCATCGCCTGCGCTTCCGAGAGGTCATCGCTCGCATCGGCCGCCTGCTCGTGCAGGCCGGGGAGAGCCTCCTCGTCTACCTCGACCGGCTCGGGGACGTCCTCGGGGGGCACCGCGTCGGCGATGCGCTGGCGGATGCCCGCGACGCGCTCGGTGAGAATGGCGACCTCACGGGCCGCAGCGTCCGCCGTGGAGCGTTCCGCCTTCGCCCGGTCCAGGGCCGCCCGGTAGCCAGCCTCCAGCTTCTCGACGCCCGTGAGCGCCTCCAGGAGCCTCTTGCGCTCGGCGTCCGTCGCCGTCGTGAAGTTGGATGCGTCGGCGGAGGACAGGACGCACGCGCGGCGCCAGTGGTCGAACGTCATCCGCGCATCGTCGAAGTCTCGCTGGGCCTCCTTCGTGGACTCGTGCTTGGCGGCGCCGTCCCAGGTGAACCGGACGCGGCCCTTGGCCTTGCGGGTGAAGGTCGTGCCATCAGCGACTACCTCGACCGAGGGCTTGGCCGCGAGCTTCTCGTTCCAGAGGTCCGCCTTGCGCATCGTCTTTCCCCAGAAGCACAGCGGGACCGCCTCGATGACGCTCGACTTCCCAGAGCCGTTGTCGCCGGTGACCAGGACGATGCCGCGCTCGGGCAGCTCCAGCGTCGTGTCGGCGTGCTTCGTCACCCCCTTCAGGGTCAGTCGTTCAATCCTCATCGTCCTCGTCCTCCTCGTACTCGGGGCTCATGTCGAGCCGATAGGCGTTGAGCGCGGCCACACACTCGCGCAGGTCGGCCGAAGCGATGGCCTGGGCCATGTACTCCGCCTGCATCTTCAGGCGCCCGTAGGCGCGCAGCACGGGCAGGATGCCGGCGTTGTGCGTGCCGCGTTGTCGCGCCAGCTCGGCCTCGACCTGGAAGGCAAAGGCTTCGTATCGGCTCATGTCGGGAGGCCGATGGTCGGAGCGCTCGTAGCACGCGGTGATCGCCTCGGGGTCGAGCCCGAACGGCGTGGGGCGTTTGTCAGGGTGTTCCACGGTCTGCACGATCCTACCCCTCCGCTCCCGCGATGCACTGACGCGCCAGGTCGAGCACGCGCTGGCGGTCCAGATCGTCGTCGAGCGGCATCTCAAAAACGTACTCGGCGAGGGCACGGTCGGTGGTCTGCGCATCGCGGGCGCTCATCGCCGCACTCGCCACGCGCTTCTTCACGTCGTCGTGGTCAGCGACGACCTCCCACCAGAAATCCTTGCCCGCCTGGACGCTCACCAGATCGTTCATCGACTGCGTGATGGATGGCACCGCGTCGGCGGAGGCGATGACGCGAGCGAACACCTTGTGGCCATGGTCGGCGCAGCCCGTCTCGATCGCGTTGCACACGTCGCTGACGCTGCGGCTCTGCACGAAGCGCGGGCCGTTCATCACGATGCGCTCGCACCGATGCCCGCGAGGGCGCGACGAGTCCCAGACGATGACCGACCCGTAGGGGTCGCTGTCGGGGCCCAGGTTCGTGGGCGTGCTCGGGTTGTCGAAGCCGGTGGGGACGAGCGCGCCGCACTGCACGATCTCGATCCCGTCGTCGAACCGCCACACGCGGTGGTCATGCCAGTTGCCGACGATGGCACACGAGATGCCCATCTTCCGCATCGCGTCGGCGAGCACGGTCGCCTTCACGGAGTCGTGCGCACCGCGAAGCCACACGGGCGTCCCGCTGTCCTCGACACCCAGGTGGGCGAACAGGATCGACTCGTCGCTGGGCACCGAGACATTCAGCTCGATGTGTGCGAGCGCCTGCTCCACGTAGTCGTTGCCGGGGACGCTCGGCGAGTAGGGCAGCATGTACATCGCCAGCGATGCCTCGCCGTCATCTCCGTAGACGGCTTTCACGAGCGGGCGCTCGTAGACGTCCGCGACCGGAGCGAGAGGACCGAGCGCATGGTCGCCAGGCTCGCCGCTCGCCTGCTCGTGGTTGCCGACGAGGATGAACACGCGGGGACGCCCGCTACCCCGACCGGCGCCATCCTCGAACGCCTGCTGCACCGCGGCGATGAGCTGCGGCTCGGGGCGCACGACGTCGAACAGGTCGCCGGGGATGACGAACGCATCGCAGTCCTGCTGGCACGCGACCATGTAAGCGTCGGCGAGCACCCTGACGATGAGGCGGGCGCGTAGGTTCACGCCCGCCTTCATCGTGCCGCGAGCGAACCGCTGGCGGTTGCCGACGTGGACGTCCGCTACAGCAGCGACCCTCACTGGTCCCCCCGCTCGTAGGTCTTGCGGAAGATGGAGTCGGCGCAGGGGTATTGCTCGCCCTCGACTCCGGTGATGAGCCAGTCGCCAGCGTTGCCCTGCATCGTCCCCTCCAGCGTCTCGACCGTGAACGCCTCGCGCATCCGACAGGCTCGGATTGCGACGGGGCGCTTCACGTAGGTCGCCTCGGTGTACTCGTCGTGATCGGTCATGCTCTCAAGTTACGTCGAATCGCCTCGACCGTCTCCGGTTGCTCGCGCAAAGCGTCAATGGCTCTACCCCGACCCTGCCCGATGCGCTCGCCATCGAACGAGAAGTAGGCGCCCGCCTTGTCGATGACGCCCGCCTCCACGCCCTCGTCGAGCAGCTCGGCCATCGTGTCGATGCCGATGCCGTAGCGGATGTCGAACACAGCCTCCTTGTACGGCGGGGCGCATTTGTTCTTCTTCACGCGGACCCGCGTCTCGTTGGCCACCGCCTGGTCGCCCTCCTTCTGTGTCGAGATGCGGCGGCAGTCGAGTCGCACCGAGGCGTAGAACTTCAGCGCGTTGCCGCCGGTGGTCGTCTCGGGCGAGCCGAACATCACGCCGATCTTCATGCGGAGCTGGTTGACGAAGATGACCGTCGTCTTGGCCTTCGACGCGACGCCAGCGAGCTTGCGCATCGTCTGCGACATGAGCCGCGCGTGCAGCCCGACGTGCGACTGCCCCACCTCGCCGTCGATCTCGGCCTGGGGCGTCAGCGCTGCCACCGAGTCCACGACGATCAGCCCGTACTCGCCCGATGTCGCCAGGATGGTCGCCACGTCGAGCGCCTGTTCACCGGAGTCGGGTTGGGAGTAGACGAGCGCGCCCAGGTCTACCCCGATCGCCTTCGCGTAGTTCGGGTCGAACGTGTGCTCGGCGTCGATGAACGCGGTCTTGAGCTTCAGCCGTTGCGCCTCCGCGATGGCGTGCTTCGTGAGCGTCGTCTTGCCGCTCGACTCGGGACCGTAGATCTCGATGATGCGCCCTCGCGGGTAGCCACCGATGCCTACGGCGCGGTCGAGCCGAATCGAGCCGGTGGGGATGACCTCGTAGTCCCCCAGTGCAGCGGTGCCTGCCTGCGCCGCCCCCTTGCCGTACTTCGACTCGATGATCTCCAGCGCGGAGGGTACGAGGTTCTTCGATGCCGCCTTCTTCGTGGCCTTCTTCGTGGCCTTCTTCGCGGCCTTCTTCGCCGTTTTCTTCTTCGCCATGTCGCCCTTATTCCTTTCGCGGTTCACGAGAAATAAGGGCGCTCCGCCTCCGAGACGAAGCGCCCTTATTTCTGCCAAGGGTCGGGAGAAATAGCGGCGACAAACAAGCGCCCTTATTTCTCCCGAAGCCCATCAGAACTGGAGATCGTCCTCGTCCACCGTTTCGGTGTCCACGAAATCTCCAGCGGTGGGCTCGGCGGGAGCCGACGCGATGGCTCGGGCAGCGCGTGATGGGGCGCTACCCCGACCGCCTCCGGTGGCGCCCTGGCGCACAGAAGCGTTACCCCCACCGCCGCGGGGCCCGGTCGCGCGACCCTCGATGATCGCGGTCATCTGGTCGGGGGTCGGCGAGACGACGTAGCGGCGCAGGTCGTGCTGTGCGTTGATCCAGGCCATCGCCTGCTCGGGATCTTCGGACAGCGCTCGGGGGTTCCGCTCGGCTTGCAGCGTGTAGGTGGTGCCGGTGCGACCCTGGCCGGTCTTGGTCAGGATGACGTCGAAGCCGCGGTCCGTGGGCGTCACGATGTTCGCCGCGTTGCGTCCCGTCATCAGGGCGCGGAGCTTCTCGTACATCGTGCGTCCCTTCCATCGACCCATCGGCGCGGAGATCTCCCAGATCAGCGGGCCGAGGTCGGGGTTGTCTCGGTCGATGACGTTCATCAGCACCTTGTGCTTCGCGGTCATGTCCCAGCCCTGCTCGTCGTCCACCGGGTCGCCGGTGGCTCGGAGCTTCGCCGCCTGGTGGCAGAGCGGGCAGACGCCCCCCGCCATTTTGTGCGGGCACGGAGTCGAGATCCACGCGCCGGGCTTGTCGGGGCGCTCGAAAAAGTGCTTCCACACCATGAAGAACGGAGACGGACGAACGCCCTGCTCCTTGAACCAGTCCTGCCAGGCCATCGCGGGCGGGACGACGCGCAGCACGTTCTCGCCTTGCCGCGCCTTGAAGAAGATCTGCGCCTCGTCCTCGGCCTGCGACTGCTGCTCCTTCATCTCGGCGGCAGCGGTGTCCAGGTCGTAGTCGATGTACGGCGCCAGGGCGTTGTCTTTGTCGTTGCTCATCGTTGTTCCTCGTATCGTCGTATCGTCGTGTTGTCGGTTTAGCGGTCGCGGATGTAGGGCTCCGTCTCCCGCTCTTTTCGCAGGTCAGCACCGAGGCTCACCAGCATGTCGCGCTTCGCCGAGATCGCCTCGACGTAGCCCTCGACCTCTTTACGCCATCGAGCCGCCTTCGCCAAGCGGTCGTAGGCATCTTCGACCGCGGCGTCCAGCGATGCCCTCGCATCGACCATCTTCTCGGTCGGCTTCTTCGGCAGGGCGCCCGCATCGTAGTCATCGTTGAGCGCCTGCATCGCCCGCTCGTAGGCGCCACCCTCGGCGCGCTTGATGTTCGCCTTCGCGGCCAGGTACTCGTGCTCCGCGTTCGCGTGCTGCCGCGACCAGTAGGCCATGTCGGCGGGTACGCGCTCGTATTCGGCGTTCAGGTTGTCGGGGTCGATGCACACGCACTCGACCAGAAAATCGTCGAACTCTTCTCCGTTGATCTCAGCCATCTCAGTGGACCTTCTTCCGCTTGTGCTTCGACGGATGACGGAGCCGACCAACTCGCTCGGCTACCCTCACCGCCACCGTTGACCAGGACCGCTCGTAGGTCTTGGCGATTTTGTAGATCGACCAGTGCTCACCGTCGTGGTCGCCGGTGTACAGCGCCACCCACTCGTCGATGATCTGCGAGTCGTAGGTGAACCGATCGGGGTTGTAGCCACGCTCGGCCAGCGTCCGCTTCACGGTCGCCAGCTTCATGTCGCTGTCCTGGGCGATCTCGTGTGGGAGGTAGCCGTCGAGGAACAGCGCCACGACCATCTCGGCGCGGTGCTTCTGCGCTCGGTGGCGCGTCGTTGCTGTGGACGTTCTGGGCATCGATCTCCTGTTACGCGGCGGCGGGCAGGGTGTACCCCTCCAGCGAGCCCCAATCGTCTCCGACCTCGACGTCCACCGCGATCTCGACCTTGCCCGATGGCCATCCGACCATGATGGCGGTGGCGTGCTCGATGAGCGCATCCACGAAATCCTCGGCGACCTCGAAGATGAGGGAGTCGTGGACGGTCATCACGAGCTTCGCGGGGAAGCCCGTCTCGACCAGCCACCGCACGCACGCGACCAGCGACGCAAGGCAGAACTCGGAGCCCGTGCCCTGGACCGGGGTGTTGTACGCCTGGCGTTTTCCATGGCCAGCCTTGCCGGGGTCTTGCTCGCCGATGTCGGGGACCGGCCTGCGTCTACCCCGTCCGTCCATCCACCACGTCCACGTCTCGCCGGTGCGGGACGCCTGGGCGGCGGTGCGCTCGATCCATCGACGCAGCACGCGGAAGCGGCCCATGACCAGATCCTGCGCGCGCTCGGCCTCCTTCTCCGTGAGCCCGGTCATCGCCGCGAGCGCGGGCGGACCCTGACCGTAGATGGTGCCGAACACGATGCCCTTGCACACGCCACGACGGCGCCCCTGCTCGTCCGCCAGGGCCTCGCCGGTCAGTCCCCCGCAGTCGGCGAAAGGCGAGCCCCAGAGCGCCTCAGACAACGCCTCGGCCGTCTCACGGTGCGGGTCACCGCCACGCTCGAATACCTCCAGGAGCACCGGGTCGCCCGACAGCATGGCGGCGATGCGGACCTCCAGCGCCTTGTAGTCGATCTGGACGAGCTTGTGGCCGGCGGGCGCGACGAACGAACTCTTGATCTTCTTCGCAAACTCGCCGCGGCTCGGGATGGTCTGCATGTTGGGATCGGAGCAGCTCATCCGTCCCGTCTCGGTGCCGGTGATGTTCAGCGACGCACGGATGCGGCCGTCGCTGCGGATGAACGGACGCAGGCCCTTGGCGTAGGTGCCGTTGAGCTTCGTGACCGACTTCCACTCCAGGATCTTCTCGACCACGGGGTGGTGCTCGGCGAGCGCCTTCAGGACGCTCTTGTCGGTGCTCGGCTTGCCCGTTTTCTCCGACTTCTTCTGCACGGGCAGGCGCAGATCTTTGAACAACAGCTCCGCGAGCTGGTCCGAGCTTCCAGGGTTGATGCCAGGCTTCACCGCCTGGATCTCGGCGAGCAGTTCGGCCTCGCGCTCGGTGAAAAAGCGCTCCGCCTCGTCGAGCTTGCGGGTGTCGATCATCATGCCCCACGACTCGACCTTGCCGACCGCCCACGGTGCGTCGGCGAGATGCGACCGCCACACGCGACCGAACGTCTCGGACGCCTCGATGTGCGGGCGCTGCTGTTCGCCGATCAGCGCGGTGCTCACGGTGTCGCGTGCGTTGTACCGCTGGCACACATCGGGATCGATGAGCCCGTAGACGTAGGACCAGGGATTGCCATCGACGAGCGATGCGTGCAGCCAGTCAGCGGGGATCTTCGGAGTATCGACGAGCAGCTCGCCCGCGTTCCAGTACTTCCAGGGGACGGCCTCGGCAGCGTAGGTCGTGCGCTCGCCCTTCATCGTCCGCGGCTTCTCCCACGCCTCGATGACCTGCTGGCGTCGCTCGGCATCGTTCGGCGGGCGCGACTCGACCACGACCTTGCGCCGCTGCTTCCGCCCGGTGATGTCGTTCACTCGCGTCTGCGTCTCGACCTTCGTGGGGACGGGCTTGTCGGCGGCGCGTCGAAGCGCACGCAGGATGTGGATCGCCCTGTCGAGCGCTTCGCCGGCCTCGTCTTTGTGCCCGCCCATGCCGACCTGCCACGCGAGCGGGGCGAGGCCGCCAGCACCATCGGCGCGGAGCAGCTTCGCCCAGATCATCGTGTCGGCTTTCAGCGAGTCCTTCAGATCCTCGCCGAAGTAGGCATCGCACGAGCGCGACTCGTACTTCCCATTATGGGCGGACAGCTTGCCCTCACGGAACAGCCGGATGAGCGGCGCGCGTCGGGGGTCGCCCTCGTACATCGCCTCCTCGGGCCAGACGTAGGACTGGAGGTAGTCATCGTGCGGCGTCAGGGCGAGCGAGACGACCTTGAAATCCGGCTCGCCCAGCACGCCGAACGTCTCGACGTCGAGCGCGGTGAGGCGGTCGAGGAGATCATCGACTACCTCGACCGCCTGCTCGGCCGTCTCGATCATCGTGTAGTCGGCCAGCTCGGGCTCGGGGAGATCTTCAGGGTCTACCCTCATCGCCCACTCGATGTCCGCGCGCAGCCAGTCCATGAGGATGCGGTTCGACTGGATGCGGAACGGCTCGGGGAAGAAGAAGGCCAGCGTGCCGTCCTCCAGGCGGGCCCACGAGCGTCGCACGTTGAACGGTGCGGCGTTGCCCGTCACCACGCGCGTCGCCGTAGAGCCGAAGCACAGCACGCGCTCGGGCTGCACCACATCGAGCGACCGGCGGAGGTACGGGCGGCAGGCTTCGATGGTGTCGTCCGAGAACGAGCCGCCCGCACACCGGATCGCGTAGTCGAAGGCGGTGGGCGTGTCGCCAGCCAGCCGCCGGATGATGCTGGCGATGTTGCGCTCGCCTGGCGTGGACCACGGGCGCCCGTTCTCGTCGCTGCGTCGCGTCGGCGACTGCCCCACCGCGAGGATGCCCCCGGCCTTGCCCACCGGCTTCATGCACGTCGAGCGAGCCTTCGCCCCGAGCTGGCACCGTTCGCAGTCGGGGTCGAAGTCCAGCTCATCGGCGAGGTCCACGGCCGTCGCTGGATCTTCGTAGATGGGCAGGTTCACCCCAGCACCCCCGGTGGCAGGTCAGAAGGGTCGCGGCTTGTTGGACTGCCCTGACCGGGCTTTCGGATGGGCTTTCGGATCGGCTCCTGCGGGTTGCTCAGGTTGTACGCCTTGATGGCCTGGTCCACGAGGTCTTTGATGTGCTCGACCTGCACCACGCCGCGTGCCTGGCAGTCCATCGCGTAGAGCCCTTGCAGGACGTGGAGAGACGACGCGATGCCCTCCAGCGATTGCGAGATGCGGATGACCGCGCCTGACTGCCCCAGCGTGGGATCGGCCTCGATGGTGCGGACGATCTGCTCGGTGATGAGCGGGACCGCGGCAGGGTCCGCCTTCACTCCATCGGTGCCCAGCAGCGTCTCCGCGATAATGCCGGCCAGGGTGCCGTACCGTTCCCGATCGACGATGCCGCTCATGCCGACGCCTCCGCCTGGGCCTTGCCCTTCTTCGACTTCGGGGCGAGCGTCGCCATCGTCCGCTCGATGCGTCGGCGGAACGTCTTGGCGGGCACCTTCGAGAACGCGGGCACCTTCTCGCGCATCGACACGGCCCACTC